TAACTTAAGTCTCTTCCATGCCTTAAGTGCCTTGGATGCATCACCACCAGAGTTGAGTAATGCATTAGAATATGCTCTTGCAGCATCATCACCATATTCTGCAAGAATCTTTTTATATTGTCTTGCTGCTGCCTCACCATAGGTATTGGCAATGTCACTTACAGGAGGTCTACCTCTTGGACCTTCAAATTCTGGGTTAGCACCAGAAGGATTAGTTGGTGTAGGTTTGGTTGGTTTGCGAGGTTTAGCATCAGGACCGTCACCCCGAGGGCGGGTGCTATCTAAATCATCTCCAGCATCCAATAAATCGTTAATACCACCAGCTGCAGCGATAAGACCTGCAATACCACCGATTGCCATGGCAATTTTGCCAAAAGCATTCAGGCGTTCTTCAATAGTTTTCTCTTTACCGAATACATTATCTAAACCTTCACCAATAGCTTTGCTTATATTCTCAGCAAACTCTTTTAATTTATTAAATACAAAACCTGCTTTATCTAGAAATTCTGTTATCTTTTTGGTATTTTCTTCATCGCCAAGCCATTTCAATGTTTCTTGAGTAAGAGCAAACCCACCTACAGCCAGTAAGGCACTACCAATAGGACCTAAAAAAGTTTGTAACCAACCAAAAGGATTTTTCCTTCCTTTGATTCTTTTTTCTGTATTTTTTGCTAACTCAGAATTTTTATCTGCACCCGCTTTCTTTGCTTCTACCGACTCTTCTGCAGCAGTATCTAATTTTCTTCTTTCTGCACGACGCTCTGCTTGTATTCTTGCTTTATCATTTTTTATTTGAGCGATAGAAATCTTTTCTATATCGCTTACCAAAGTCCCTATAGAAGAAACAGTAGCACCCAATCTATTGAGTGCCATTGTTTGTGTTCGTGCAGCAGCAACTGCTGGGGATGCACTCGCCGCAACCCCAGGATTGACAAATTTATATGTTTTTAAATTAGCCACTAGATGCTTGCTGCTCCTTCATTCGACGTTCTTCTTCTTTTAGGAACTGAATCAATAAGTTCACATAAATTTCTTTTTCCCAAGGCATCAAATTATCGATGTGCTCGATGTTCCATTTATGGTGATGCATTAAGGCAAAGTTTCCTTCATAATAAGAACGGAGATCAGTATGAAGGAGTGCTATGCGAAAAAACTAGCAAGACCCTCAAGAACAACCTCACTTTCAACGCCAGTGTTAGGATTGTTTACCGTCACTGTATGTGTCAGTTTAGGCATAGACTCGAAGAATTCTTGAATCATCATGAACTGTTTAGTATTCAGTTGCTCAAAGAACTCAACGATTTCTTTCTTTGTAGAATCAGCGCAGTCATAAACTTGATTTTCATCAGCGATTGTTTTTACACAACCTGCTGCCATATCAAAGATTTGGTCAATTTGACTGCCACTATCACCAAAGTTCATTTGTACAAAACTGTCAAGACTTGGATAACCCATCGTAATGATGACATCATCAGACAATTTGATTTCTGTCTTGTGTCCTCTAGTCTTATGTACTTTAATTTCATCTAGAGGGATAGAAACCTGAACCGTAGTTTCATCATCATCTGGACAAGTAATATTAACCTCAACAGATTCACCAACAGACTTGGTACGAATTTGAAGGAAGACATATTCAATATCAAAAGTTGCTAAACTTTCAACATCGTTAATATCTGTACACTCCTTGATGATATTTTTAATTGCGTTAACAATATCAGACTGTTCACCAGTTTGAGTTGCTAACAAAAGGAGTTTTTCCTCCTTCACAAGAAATGGTCTGAAATTCACAGTTCTGCCATCTGAAGGCAGTTTCAGTTTGTACTTAGGTACACTAATCTTAGGTAATGCCATAGATATTCAACTCAGTAATTTTATTTATCTTCTTTGTGCAGAAGACACTACAGTACCTCTTTGGTTAATACCAATATCTTGTCCAAGAGGTCTACTAATAGTTGCTGCAGTTTGGTTTCTAGAGGTTGATTCTGTTGTAGTATTATCACTTCCTCCAATTGGTGCAGCATTCGGCACTGAACCTGCACCAGCACCACCAGGAATTGTAATAAGTCCTCTGACTCCAGGGTCATCAAATGCACTTTCTGGATAGAATCTATATCTCTCGTAATAGAATTGAATACTCATGTCCATTACTTTTGCTTTCTCATTGTCCAATTGAATAGAACCAATGTTGTATGGAAAAACATTTTGCAATACCCAACAAGCAGTTAGTTTATTCTTTCTTGCTAAGAGATAATTATCTCCAGCTTCTCTCAATGCTCTAAGCATTTTGGGGTCGGTGTATACTTGGTCCCCATGACCTCTCTCCCACTTGTAAATATACAGTGTTGGACAAACATAGTTTTTATAATACTCTGTATATTGATTTGCATCATTTGCCATCAGTTGAGTCCAACGTTCAAAGAATGTTCTAGTTTTTTGTGAACGAGGAACTTGGAAAGAAATACTAATTTGACTAAAAGAAGTACCAGTAGCAAATTTATGTGCTGAACCAACTACGGCAGCTTGTCCTGTAGTAACTTGCTTACTGGGAAGATTTACAGTTTTAGCATAATAATCTAGCAATAATGATAAATCACCAGTCTCGGGTTGAAACTTATTAGAACTAACTCCACCACCTTGCAGCAAAATTGGAGGAGAAGCAAAATGCACAGAAAATAGATTAGTAAAAGAAGGATGATTATCTGTCTTCTTAAAGAATCCCATAAACTCTTGTAAAGAGCTATATCTTGCTGATTCGGGTCTTGGAATTGCCATTAGACTTTAAGTTCCTTTTCTGTAATTAACATAAATTCCCAATTATGGTCTTTGCAGAACTCTGTCGCTGCTTTCCATTTTGCTTGGTTGACACTCCAAGTGACAACTTCATTAATATATCGTTTGGTAACCCTCTTTTGTGTTTGAGGTTCTTTGGTTTGTTTATAGGGTTTGACTTCAACTAGATATTTTTTGTTTCCGATTTTTACATAGAAATCGGGGAAATATCTATGTCGTTTTCCATCAACAGGTGAGATATATGGAATAATAATCTCTTCACTACCCCACTCTTCAACAGAGGGAGTAATATCACACCATTTCATGAATTTATATTCCCAAGATGACCTATAAATCACGTTACTCGGGTCTCCTTTATACTTCCTAGGAAAGGAAGGTCGGTACTTACCTTGATATCTCATAAATACATAGAGGTCACATAGTATTTAGGTGTTATTTTGGCTATATTCCGCTACCCATTAACTGCGCCTGTAGACGGAGGGGATAATGCGCCTCTTGGAGATGGTGCTACCACTGCTATTGACTATATCATGTTTCATCGCCACAGATTGAGTTATAAAACTGGCGATAGAAGTTATTACGGAAGGTCGTTTCCAGAAACAAAATCCAATTTCAAATACGATAACAACAGGGTTTACATAGCAATGCCAAAAACATTGCAGACATCATATCAACCCCAATACACATCTATTGACTTGGGTGTTGTTGGTGCTTCTGCAGTGGCAGCATTGGGTGGAGATATTAGTGATACATCAAAATTAGCGGCAGTTATTACGTCGGCAGCGCAAGCAGCACTACCAGAATTTAGTGCTGGTGCAATCTCACAACTTGCTAATGGATTATCGCAAGCAGGTGGTCTTGCTGGAGGTTTGAATGCAAATGCTGTTCAAGCATTAACAAGAGGAAGAGTCTTTAACCCATTTAAAGAACAAATCTTCCAGAGTATGGCTTTTAGACAACATACATTTGACTTCAAACTAGTTTCTAGAAGTGAGCAAGAAGCAAGAGAAGTCAAAAATATTATTAATTACTTCAAACAAGGTTCTGTTCCTGCTACTGGTGCAGCAGTCAATCCAAATTCATCACAAGCAGCACAAGAAGTAACTAATAAGGCTGGAACTGGTAGCGAAGCAGCGGCATTTTCAAAAAATTTCAGTTCCTTATCTACTAATAGATTTTTCCAAGTCCCAGACTCTTTTGATATTAAATTTATGAGAATGAGTCCAGATGGTTCCAGTCAAAATAGCAACTTACACTTCAAAATTCACGCTTCTATTTGTACAGGAATTGCTGTGAATTACACACCTGATGGTCAATATACATCATTTACAAAAATTAGTGGTGAACAAGTTCAAGTACCTGCAATTAATCTTGGACTTCAATTTACTGAACTAAAACTTGTAACTCAAAACGATATCGACGAAGGATTCTAAAATGGCATCTTATTTTTCTTATTTTCCAAACGTATACGTTGGAGAAGGACTAGAAACTGACGAGTCCTTTAAATATCGTCTTGTAAAAAATATTTTTCGTAGAGTAAAACCCAGAGAAGACTTAGAAAAATATACAACTCTTTTTGAGGCATATTCTATACGTGAGGGTGATACCCCTGCATCAATTGCATATAATTTATACACTGATGTTCATTTAGACTGGGTTATTCTTCTTGTCAATAACATTACAGACTTTTATACTCAATGGCCAAAGTCTGAATATGAATTACAGAGATATGTAGAAGAAGCATACGAAAATCCAGATGCGGTTCATCATTACGAAACTAATGAAATATTATATAATGGTATTGTATATGTAAAAGAAGGAATTCAAGTAAATTCTACGTTTCGTGTGACTATGCCAGATGGAACGACTTTAACTCAAAATGAATCAATTTATCCAGTATCAAATTATGAACATGAACAATATGAGAATGAAAAGAAAAGACTTATTGTAATACCTCAAGCAAATATAGTTGATATTATGATATCTGAAATGAATGAACTGCTTGATTATGAATCTCATATCGAACTGGATGAATTTAATAATAAAAAGACCCCACTAAGTCTTGCATCACTATTCCTTAAGAATGATTCCAGTACATCTCTTTACGATAGAAGTAGTTCTACTGCGAATGAAGTCGTAACCTCCTTTGATTACGGTCCTACAGCGTCTGGAGTTAGTTCTGTAGCATCTACTATATCTGCGGTTGGAGTAGCGAATACTGCTTCTGTCACAACTACAACCAGTAGTTCTTCAAGTTCTTCGGGTAGTTCTGGTTCTTCTGGCGGTTCTGGATACTAAAAAACCCTAGAAACCCAAAATTTGGCGGGAAAATTTTCCGCCGATCCTGGGAATCAAGGGTCGATTTAGGTTAGGGGGGGTCACCCTCCATCAATCTGGCATCCAACTAGAGCACCACCTACGATGCCAAGAGGGATTGCCCAGTAGCGTCCATCACCTCTGGACAGTGCAGCACCTGCTCCACCACCAGCAATTCCTCCAAGAATAGAACCTTCAATGCAGGAATTACTGTCTTCTTGATGCGGTTTTTGCGGAGCGTGATGACGCTCACAGGGAACTGCAACTCGCTCTCGGAAAGTCTTTACATATCCAGGAGATTGTGACGTGCCAGGAACATACTCTTCACGATATTCATTCCGATAACACTTTTCCTCACGAGCATAACCTCCTTGGGATTGATATGCTTGGCGATTACTACGGTCACCAATGCTCTCTGCATGAGCAGGAGTAATCCCAACCAGCACCACCGAAGCAGCGAGCAGTTTCTTTTTAAGTGCTGCACGACGCTTCTTTGCTTGACGCATGGCTTGAGGTTTCAAGGTACGCTTCTGTTCTTTTTTAGAA